AATAATTTACTGCTATGATTTATCATATGAAATTATGTGGACTATGTAATAAAAATGTAGCTAACCAGCAGCATCATTTATTTAGCAATACTAAATTAAATAGAAAGTTATATCCTGACTACATTCATCACTCTGATAACATTATGCATCTTTGTAATGGTTGTCATTTAAATAAATCAATACCGAAGTGGACTGAGAAAACTTTTTGCGATAATTTTGGAATAGATTGCAGAAGTAAGTCTGGGAAACAGAAATTAAAAAACGAATTAAAAAGTATTTGAAATATAAATTGCATGATAGTATAATAATTAAACAATGAATTATCAAGGAATAATAGATAATATAATAGACCTTGCTGGTGACAAAATGAATGATTGGGAAATAGGATTTGTTGATAGTTTGTTTAATAAATTATACGATAGTAAATTAGAAATAAAAACGAGATATGAATTAACAAAAAAACAAAAAGAATGTCTTTTGAAAATTCAAGACAAGTATTTAAAGCATAATTGAATAGGGGTGTTGTCATGGTAAACATAGCTGTCATATCAATAGTATTTGTTATTGTAGCACTCATTTTTCTGAAGTTAATAGCTAACTACAATCATAGTAAATACTTATCACAGGATCAACTTAATAAAAATAAAGCTGCCACTATGTTGGGAAGGAGTATGAAGTGAATAACCTACTAACAGAAGAGCAAGCATGGATTTTAATACAGGAAAGTGAAATGGATGATGACGATAAAATGGAATTATTTCACATTTGGAAAAGAAAGGGATGGATACAAGACACAAATATAATCCAAAATACATGATTAAAAAAATAGCAATTATATTTATAGTTCATATGGCGCCATGTTTAATAATTATACCGCTATGGTATGAAAATGTAAATACAATAATATCTATTTTGCTAACCTTATTTGTTATTAAGTCTTGTGTCGAGAGTTTATCAAAGTCACTTTTATCTTACTCATCTATCCTCAACAAAAAAACTCAAAAGCTAAATAAGATATACGATGGCATTAAGGATATAATACCAGAAAAAGACAAAAACATATTCAATTGAGGATTAAGAATGGAAGTAAGAGTCGGATATAAAAAATCAGAAACAGAATCAATAAAAAGGTGAGTTATGAAATATTTATTAAGTATAATTATATTACTATTATTAGTTCAGTGTAGTGAGTTAGAAAGATGTATCTATGAAGTATACCAGGGCGGTGTTCTAATAAACAAGACATGTGAAACATGCTATTTTGGATCTTATCCGAGTAATGGGTCATATTACAAAAAAACAGATGTAAGGTGTAAAACAAAATGAGTATATTTATAATATCTCTAATTGTTTTTCTTGGTGTTACACTATGTTATATTATGTATTCACTAAACAATGATAGATATTTAGAGAAAAAGAGAAAAGAATACAGAAGAGAGTTATTCAAAGAGTTTTTATCAACTGAAGCTGGCCTGTACTATACAGAACAAAAGACAAAAAGAGAGATAATAAAATAATTGACATATAACAGCTAATAGTATATTTTTTTTCAATGACAACTGAAGAAAAAAAACTAACCGACAAAGAAAAAGCATTCTGTTATAATTACGTTTGTAACCCAGTAACTAGATGGAACGGGAAAAGAAGTGCAATAGAGTCCGGATACTCAGAAAATACCGCAACCGTTATTGCTTATGAAAACCTTATCAAACCTCATATCAAGTCAGAAATAGAGCATTTAATAACTACATACCGAGAAAGTCACAAAGCACTTGAAGAAAAGATAATATCTGAAAGGACAAAACTAGCATTCTCTGACTTAAAGGATTATATTGATCCGGAAACACTTGAAATTAAAAACCTCACTGACATTGACACATCCTGCATTAAAAAAATACACACAAAAACATTAAGAAAAATTGGTGATGATAAAGGGTTTATTGAAATTGATGTTAAGTTTGAACTACATGACAAGACAAGAAACCTTGATAGTCTTGCTAATTATTTAGGCATGGATAAAAACGACCTTAATTTAAATCTTGAATCAAATATACCAGTGGAGATAAACTTCATATCAAGTGCAAACAAAAAAGATTGATTTCCTATACCCTCAGAAATTAGAGCCAGTTATCGGCAACAACAAAAGGAATATAGTCCTATATGGTGGACGTGGTGGGGCAAAGTCCTGGTTTGTTGCTGCTTACCTTGTCGCACTATCTACAACTAAGAAAAATCAGATAATACTTTGCACCCGGGAAGTTCAGAACACCATTAAGGATTCTGTCCATAAGTTACTGAGCGATACAATATTAAGACTCGGTCTATTCGGTAAATTCAATATACTTAAAAATGAAATAATATGTACAAATGGATCAAGGTTTATATTTAAGGGGTTATGGCATAGCATCGGTGAGATTAAATCAACTGAAGGAATAAATTATTGTTGGGTAGAAGAGGCTCAGAAAATATCAAGGGATTCTATCGACGTATTGTGGCCGACAGTAAGAAGTGAAGAGTCACAATTTTTTCTTACATTCAATCCTGACGATTCAAATGATCCTGTCTACAATGATTTTATTATTAACAATAGGGACAACTCACTTGTTATAAACATAAACTATTTTGATAATCCTTTTTTCCCAGAAGTGTTGAAAATGGAAATGGAGTATGACAAAGAATTCAACTATGATAAATATCTGCATGTCTGGGAAGGTGGTGAAAAAGAAGTTACCGAGGCATGTATATTTAAAGACAAGTTCACGGTTGATAACTTTGAAACTCACCAGGGAGTTGATTTCTATTATGGTGCCGACTGGGGATTTTCCCAAGATCCATCCTGTATAACAAGGTGCTATGTTCATGACGATTATTTATATATAGACAGAGAGGCTGGGGGAGTTGGTATTGAAATGGATGAATTGCCACAATTATGGGATTCTATCCCTGACATACGGTCTAATAAGGTCATAGCGGACAATGCAAGGCCTGAGACAATAAGTTTTATGAACAGTAAAGGGTTTGTAGTAAGATCCTCTAAAAAGGGCAGTGGGAGCATTCAGGACGGTATTGAGTTTATGCGATCATTCAAGAAAATAATAATACATGATAGATGTAAAAACACCGCTTATGAATTTAAGAGTTACTCCTATAAAAAAGATAGATTGACAAATGAGATTTTAAAAATTATAATAGATAAAGATAATCATTACATAGACTCAATTAGATATGGCTTAGAAGATTTAAGGAAATTTGGAAGAAAAATAAAGGCTGCAAGTGTAAGTGCCGCCTCTCTTGGGATATAATATGATACAAATTAAACCAGACAATACAGAAGATGGCACACTCAGTGTAAAACAAATTGCATATATAATTAAAAACCAGGCTGTAACTGCTTATAGAACTAAGTATGTGGACAATGAAGCTTACTTCGCTGGAAACAATCCAACTATATTAAAAAAAGCAGCACCTGAAAATGACAAATTCCCTAACAATAAGATCCCTGTCCCATATGCAAGAAAACTATCTCTGACTACTTCCAATTATCTGTTTAATAAACCGGTCAATTACAATGCTGATGATCTTGAATACATGAAGATTATTAAAAAGATATTCTTTATAAATGACAATGTTGGGAAGGTCAATGAGCTTGGTCTTGACTTGATTGTCCATGGGGTATCATATAAGTTATTTTACTTTCCTGAGGGTGAGGGATCTACTCTTAAATATGTTGTCATACCAGGCAATCAAATGATGCCTATATATGATTTACAGATTGAGCCTAAACTATTATGTGTTATACGCTATTACACAATAAATGATATAGTTGACAGCTCACAGACAGAATCAAAGGTTGAAGTATATTACAATAAAATATTCAGAGAGTATACAGAAAAAGGAACTACTTTTTCAGAATCAATGTCACTTACAACTGATAGCATGCATCTATTTAATCAAGTACCTTGTGTTGTCTATGGGGATAAATACCAAATAGGAGTATTCGACTCTGTAAAAAAGATAATAGATGGCATTGACACCATGATTAGCATGGACCTTAATGAGGTTGAGAAGTTCGCCCTTGCATACCTTGTCTTAACCGGTGCAAGCATAAGAAAAGAAGATGTCGATGAGATAATAGAAAACAAATTACTACAACTACCGGATGCGGACGCAACCTTCCAGTATCTCACTAAACAGATCAACGACACATTCAATGGAAACGTATTGGCTTTTTTAGTGTCCGAAGTACACAAACAATCAGGGGTGCCAGACTTCGCAAGTAAAGACTTTGCTGCAGAAAGTGGAATTGCACTACAATACAAGTTAATGGGATTCGAAAACCTCGCTGCAAGTGTAGAGTTTATATTTAAGAAAGGTGAGCAGGAATCAATTGATATAATAAATTCTGTTACCTATAATACTACTAACAAATATGATTTCTACGAGAAAAACCCTGATAAGATTATCACTATAGACATGGCAAGAAACATACCTGAAGATACACAATCAAACATTAACCAGGCAAAGGGCATGAAGGAGATCGGTGTGTCAACTGAGACAATACTTAACCACTTAACCATGATAGATGATACTAAGACAGAGCTTGAAAATATAGTAAAAGAAAAAGATGAAAACATGGCACGCTTTGAAAGTAGTCTCATGGAAGAGACTGACCCTGGTGATCCGGATGAGAATGAAGAACCACCACAAGAGCCGGTAAATACAAAATGAGTCTAAAATCAGATGAGACATATATCTACAATCTCGCCATTGCTAATGTTGAGGCAACCAACAAAAGACTTTACGGTTTATATAAGGAATCACTCAGAAAAGCAGAGGGAGACCTTATTGCATTTAGATTAAAGTTATTAAGGGGCGGAGTTGTTAAGTCTTTTACCGAAGAAAGACTCATGAAGCTAATCAGTGAATTAAAAAAAGAGATAGCAACACTGAACATTAAATCAACTGCAATAATCAGAAGCGGGTATACTCAAAATTACATGACAACTTATTACATGCAGGGTTATGCCTGGGAGAAGTCTATTAACAACGACTTAGTGTTCAAGAATGACTATTTTTTATCTCTACCGGCACTTGACAAGAAAGTAATAAATGCAAGCTTTGATAAAAGAATAGGCGGTCATGTATTTAAGGATAGATCACTGAGAGTGCAAAGAGCAATGCAGTATTCAATACAAGACGCCGTTGCTCAGAATATAATTGAAGGTCAGAGTGTAAAGAAACTATCTAAAAATCTATCTCAATTAAATGATGTATATGACAAAGGCCTTAAACAAACTGAGAGAATTGCAAGAACTGAATTATTGAAAGCTTACTCAATAGGGCAGGATACTGCAAGAGTTGAGGCAGAGGACGCAGGCGTTGAATTTGAATTCATATGGTCAAGCAGATTAGACCAAAAACTTAGACCTGATCATGCTATTGCAGATAGACAGATTGCATTGATAGTTGATGGTGAGCCAGTTTTTAATGTTGGCGGTGTTCAGATGAATTCACCAAGACTACCAGTAGTTGAGACAGGGAGCAAGCAAGAAGCTGCCCAGGTTATAAATTGCAGATGTAGGCGATTGAATTTACCATCAGGGATAGCACCAGACACAAGGCTTGCAAAAAAGAAAAGTGGTGAATGGGAAACAATCAATGCAGACATTAAGGCGGTGGATTACATTAAGAGAGAGTATAATATAACAATATAAGATAGACACAAATAGTGGCTATAATAGGAGACAGAAATGAAAGACTTGAAAAACATTTATTATAATTTAGATACTGGCAATGGTGGGACTCAACCTTCTGAGCCAGTAGTTGAGCCAGTAGTTGAGCCAGTAGTTGAGCCAGTAATTGAAACACCTGTAGTTTCTGCAGAAGAGCATTTTATTTTAAAAACTCAGCTTGAACAATTAAAGGCAAGTCAGGCAGGTGAGACAAGAAAAAATACTGACCTCATGAAAAAACTGTCTGATATGGAAACAAATTTAAATGCCATAAAAACGAGTCAGATGACAGATGAAGAAAAGAGCAGGCATGAAGTAGAAATATTAAAAGCAGAGATAGCAAAAAGGGACGAAGAGATTGAAAGAGTAAAGTTTCTTTACAAAGTGAAGGAAGCTGGTATAAATATAATTAAAGAACATAATCTTGAGCATGTAGACTACGACTTAATTTATACAGAAGACATCGAAACTATGACTAAAAAGGCGTTGTTGCTCAAGGACAGATATAAAAAGATTGCAGATGATACCGAGACAAAGCTAAGGGGTGCAAGTAATACTGGCAGACCTGGGGCAAGCGGTGTTTCTTCTGTGCCAACCACTACATTCAAAGACGCAGCCGAGGCAACTCAGATGTATAAAAGTATTGAATCTGAAAAAGGAATTGCAGCTGCAAACGAATGGTGGAAACAACAAAAATTTGAATAATAATGGAGCAAAAAAATGGCTAGTACAATAACAAGAGTCTCCGATGTAGTCGTTCCGGAGATTTACAGTCAATATCTGGTTGAGAAATCAATATATAAAAATGTATTTATGCGTTCAGGTCTCATGATAAGAGATTCTGAGTTTGACGCAAAGGTAACCGGCGGTGGTGAAATATTCAATATGCCTTTCTGGCAGCAATTGAGTGGAAGTCCTCAGGCCATTCAGTCAGACACTACTATTGAGACAAAGAAAGTTGGTACATCAAAGATGGCCGCTAGAAGGTTTCTCTTTGGTCGTGGTTGGAGTGCTGAAGAAATCGCAAGCGCCCTTGCCGGATCAAATGCAATGTCTGCTATACAGACAATGATTGACGACTACTGGAATCGGTTTTTCAATGGTTTCATGTTTTCAATTATCAAAGGAGTTATAGCTGATAATGTTGACAATGATAGTGGCGATCTCGTTAAGGACATCACTACAAGTGGTACACCAGGATCATCTAACAAGATGAACTCAAACAATGTTATCGACTCACTTGTTTTAATGGGTGACTCACTGGGAGACTTTGCTGGTATTGGTATGCATTCAACTCCTTATGCTCAAATGGTTAAGAATGATCTTATTGATTTTATCCCTGACTCAAAAGAGAGTATTATAATTCCTAAATTTATGGGATTGAATGTTATTGTTGATGACGGACTAACCGCTGATACTGATGGCTCTAACTCTGTCTATTGGAATGTATTATTCAAGCCTAACGCTATTGCATACGGTGAGAGTGCTGCAAACATTACTCCTTATGAGACAGATAGAACGGCTGCAGACTCAGAGGACAGGATCTTTACACGTCGTCAGTTTACAATGCATCCTCGAGGCTTTAGATGGATTGATACAAGTGTTGAGGATGAAGTGCCAACACAATCAGAAGTTGAAGAGCCTGGTAACTGGGACAGAGTTTTTGAGAAGAAAAACTGTGGTTTTGTAGTACTAAAAACCAATGGTTGATACTATATAATAATATACGTGGGGAGCAATCCCCACTATATTTAAAAGAGGGATTTATGCTTACTGAAATAAGAAAGAGCGGACGATTTAAAGAAAGAGAAGAGCAGAAAAACGAAATAATAATGAATGCATTGAGCAGGTTGGATGGCCTTGAAAAAATGATTAAGAAACTTGAAAACAATGTATATGCACAAACTAATGTTAAGCAATTAGTCATTGTTGAAGATCCAATAATAGAAGATCCAATTATTGAAGATCCAATTATTGAAGATATTGTTATTGAAGATCATCATGGTATGACAAGAGAGGCAGCAAATGAGTAATGGAGTAGAACTATTAAATACTAGTA